CAACCCAGCCTTTAACCAGTTTCTTTCCCAGTATGGGGACATACCTGCCAGGTTTCTGCCGGTGGCCGTCATTTACGTAAGAGGCATAGGAAGCTGAGTTAAAGACTTCCACGGATATGTTCTTTGCCCCTACACGAACGGGCCCGACACCCCATGACCGGCGCATGTGCTCGGACGTTGCAGAAATTAAATACTGCGGGCCGGACTTTGATTTTTTTACCCGCTTAATGAATGCCCGGCGGGATTCTTTCTTGGCTTCGTTATAATCCTTTGCCTTTTTGAACTCGGTTGCAGAACTAGATTTATAGGTTTTTTCCGTCACTTTGACTTCTTTTATCCCTCCAACCGGAGTGTGCTTTTTAGCTTCTCCAAGGTAAACAGCAGCCATATCCTTGACAACTTCCGCTTCCACGGTTTGTACAACCGGCTTACTGCCTGCGGTGTGCAGCTTCTGACGCAGCTTTTCAAACCCCTTGAAGTCTATCGTTACGTTAGCCATTATGCACCGTCCTTGATTCCAGTGGTACTTCCTGATGGCTGTCGTATACAGCGGGCAACCCGGCCGCCTT